ACAGGAGGCATTTTTTCAGTTAGCCCTGTTAGAACTGCTAATAGGGTTGGAATAGTGGCCAGATGCATAAGGATTACAGCAACCCAACCCATTGTTTCTGCGCTTACATGAGGCGCATGCTCTTTGATGTTTTTAACCAGCAGATCTAAATCAAAGAAATCATGGACTTTTGATTTAACTGTGCTAATAATCGCTTGTGTGTTCATATTATTCCTTAATTATAAAATATGTGGTGCCCAATTTTGGCTATAGGTTTTTTGTTCCAGCCTGGCTGTACATAATCACCATGAAAGTATAGGGCATTCTTTAAGTCTGGTAGGCGAAATCCTTCTAATAAGACTTTCTTTGCCACTTCCATACTTTCTGTGTACATTGGACCATTCATTGGTTTCATTGCACTTGGGCCTTCACAGTACCAGCTGAACTGACACATGACCTTTTCGTAGACTACATTCTTTTGGTAGACTACTTTACAGATGTCAGATGGAAAACTTCCACTTTCTGTTCTGTTGATTGTTACCTGCGCAACTGCTACTTTACCTTCAAAAGGTTCAGAGCCTGCTTCATGGTAGATATTACGAGCTAGACAATCTAATTGTGTTTGTCTCATTTGTGCTGTAACGGGACTCGCTTGTTCACGAGCTTGTTTAAGATTATTAAACTTTTGACTTACTGCTGTTTGTGCTATACCAATTACGGCTAGCAGTACTAGACAGTTTAAAACTATTTTGATAATGCGTATCATTTGTTTTCTCCTTTTACGCGGTGGATGAGGTATCGCTACTACCGTCATGGTTGATTTGGCTGTCGTTATTTCTCCTGTAAAATTTAGCCTTGACCAACGAACCTTTCGTGGACAATATATAGTTATCCTCTGCTGTCAGGGGTAATATACTATTATTATGAGTAACCATTGTTTAACGCCTCATACGAGCGATATCAACTGCTTCCTCATTGCTAAAAATTGGTACTGCGTTGCTTTTATGCATGGTTGCAATACCTTTTACCATAGTACCTGTATAAACTTTGGCTGGAGCCAAAGTAGCATTTCCACCAGTACTAACACTCTTAAGATGAGCAGTAGTATTACGACCTTCTGGGATTTTTAAACTGTATGAGCTAGCCAGGCTTTCAGCTGACATAGCACGTTTACGTTTCTTTTCTTCTAGCTCAATGCCTTGACGTTTGAGCAGTTCTTTCCAACTAGCATCTAGTTGTTCGGATTGCCGTTTAGCTTCGGCAGAAGCGAATTTCTTTTTGCCCTTCTTTTTGCCACTAGTACTTAACCATGGGCCTTCTAAATGCATACTCAAAATAAATCTCCAAAAGTTATAACAATGCTAATAGTATAGCATCACTTTTGGAGACTGTCAACTCAGTTTGGAACTAAAACTATTTTAGTCTGATTAGTCTGCGGATCAATCATTTGTTGCCAATGATACCCAACTGGAGGGGCTTGAACTGTCGGTTGAGTATATACCACGCTAGGTTGTACATACACAGGTTGTTGTTCAACAATTACTGTATTAGGACGACTTAACTCGTATCCAATTACTCCACCAATTAATGCTGGAGCAACCCAACTTCCACCGCATCCATAACAACCACCACGATAATATCCACCATGATGATGCCATTGTGCGCTAGCCGAACCTGCAATTGCCAACAATGACAAAGCTAAAAATAACTTTTTCATATTATACTCCTTTAAGCGTATACTAATATAACGCCTTAGACTAATATTTAGTTGACTTATTTTACTTCTTTACGAGCGTTCTTAACGGCTGTTACATCGTTACGAGTTTCTTTGCACAACTTAGCCAAATCTTGACAATGCTTACGAACGCGAGTACCTGCGGCACCTACTTCTTTATCGTAAAACTTTTCAAAGTCTGCTTCCATTGCTTCGATGATTGCAGTGAATTCTGCGAATTTATTTGTAGCCATTTTTATTCCTTTAATGTGAGTACAGAGTACTTATAACTAGTGTAGCACTGCTAAAAATAAAAGTCAACCGCAATTGGCATTACCGGATCCAGGCCCAGCAGTTGACCCATCAATTCTAGCATCACCAACACGATGCACAGCTAGACCATTTATAAACACAGTGCTACTTCCGGCAGCCGCAGTTTGATTTGCGGCAATGCCCTGCGGGTGGCCTCGACGATTTTGATTATATAAATCATCATTTTCATTACTGCCTGTTTGGCCTACTAGTGCAACACCTTTGCCGTTGACTAATACGTTGGTAGACAACCCTTTATCAAAAGGGGCGCCTCCGTGTACATTTGTGTCGCCGGCTAAAGAGATTGCGGCCATTATACTAGCTTAATACCAGTTGTTTGCTGGATATAAGTGTCTCTAGCTTCTTTTACTGTAGGTGCTAGTACCATAATTGAATTACGATTGATAGCTACATCAGCTTCTGGATCAGTAGTAAACAAGAATGGAACTAGCCCAATTCCTTTTTCAGTTGCTGTTAAACATAATGGCTTGCTAACTTTAATGTTCATCGGGCCTTCTTCAACTAACTTAGCAACGATTTCTTCACCTGCTGTAGTTTTGATTGTAACTACTTCGCCTTCGGCGATACCTTTATTGATTAACATATTATACCTTTTCGAAATGTTTCTTGAGTTCTGTAAACCCACCAATGTAATTATCATCTAAGAAAATTTGTGGTAAAGTTCTGGCTGTAGGTACAGCTTCTAATAGTTGTTCTTTAGTCCAATCTTCTTGAACATTTCTTTCTTCATATTCAATGCCTTTCATTTCGAGTAGGGCTTTAGCCTGTACGCAAAATGGGCAAGAGTTCTTACTCCACACGACTGCTTTCATTCTGTCCTTTTTCTTAAAAATTAAATCCCAATTGCTTTCAAACGTTTTATGATCAACACTGAAAGGTCTGGGGGCACTTCCTTTTCCCGACATGTCATCTCCTAGGTTTAAAATGAAACACACCACCATTGGGTGCGTTCTTAGTATTATATATACTTATTAAGTTAAGTCCATGCATTCCGGCTAACATGATTAGTTTAGGATCTTTGTTAACTTCAATAATATAAAGATCAGCATCATCTGTTAGATGCGCATTTATATTTTTATAAAATTCTCTATGAATGGCAAAATCTTGATCTACCAATATACGTAGCATATTTGGATCTGGATAATCCTTACTTGTTGCAACTTCATCAAATGTCCAGGGAGGGTTTGCAACAACTAAGTCCCAAATTTCTTCTTCAGGTAAGTTCTCAATTGCAGGACTTACATAACCTGTGATCTTGTCAGTTAAATTATTATTAGATGCAGTATTATAGCAATCTTGTATAGCTACATCATAGTAATCAGAAAACACCATATGATCGCATAATCCCAATCCTAATACTTCGAATCCAATAACTCCGAAACCAGCACACCATTCAAATCCGCGATCGTACTTTTCCTTGCCAGAATTTCTAATAGCTTTTATAATATTGGTTTTATAGTTTAAGCCGCCGCCGTCGAGATGTGCGGGAGAGTTAATCTTTATACCACAGTCTAAAGTAATGTCAAGAGGAGTCCAGTCTTTCTCATAATCCAATGACATTAATTTCATAGTGATGGTAATGCTTCGTAATCTATGCCCTCTCCCATAACACCAATAACATAGTTTGTTGACTCATTTTCTTGTAGAGCTGTTTGTTTTTTGCTTGTGTCGCTATGTTTATTAAACCACGGAATTGGCGTACTGCGTGGAGCGGCCTGTTGATACTTGATGCCGATATCTTTCAATGCGGCTACTGCTGTATAGTCAACAAAGTCTTTTAGAATATTAGCATTAAGACCGATCACTGGTCCCTTCTTAAACAAGTAGTCTGCCCATTCTTTTTCTTCACGAATAACATCTGTGTACATGGTGTAGACTTCTGCTTCACATTCAATTTTAGCATTGGCAAATCTTTCATCTTCTTTGACCACTTGATTAATCAAGTAAGCAGTCCAACCTTTGTGTAACAGTTCATCTTGTAGAATTAAACTAATAATGTTTCCATTGCCGATAAAGATCTTGTTTTCTACCATAGCAAGAGAAGTTGCAAATGACACCATGAAGCGGAAGGCTTCGAGGGCATAGCTTGCATTAAGAGCCAACCAAATAGCTTTGATATGTGTCTGTTCATTGATCTTCTCTCCAGATTCTTTTCGACAATTAATAAGATGTAATGCATCATAGTAGTTGCCTACACTTGACGCCATGCTAACAATCTCTTCTGTATCATGGATAGTGTTGAACACATCCTTAGGCACATTGTAGATGTTACGGATTATGTGACTGTAGCTCTTGCTGTGGATGTTGGTTTCAAAGAAGCCCCAGTTATACATAAGGGCTTCAACTTCTGGTAGTGAGCATACAGGAGTAAACACTTGCGTTGGGCCGCGTCCTTGTAAACTATCTAAAGCCGTTTGACGTAGCAAGTTGCTGGTAAAGATATGTTTAATAGCTTCACTTGCATCTTTAAAATCGTTAGCATCTTTGCTAAGACTAATTTCTTCTGGTTGCCAAAAGAAGCCACGTGCAGTAGCTTCAAAGTCTGCAATCTTTTTGTATTTTACTTCTTCAAAACGTTGGATAGTAACTGGTCCTGCTGGATCCAGAAACATCTTACGATTCAAATAGTCTGTTTTAGTTTTTAAGTTGTATTGTGCTTGACTCATTTTAATATTTTCCTGATGCAAGTACTATCTTGCAAATGTGTTCTAATCTTTCTATGTGTTCGTAGGCACGCCATGGGCTTGTATCGATAGCTACTACTCCGTGACCTTTGATACCTACAATATCGTATGCAATATTGCCATCTCTATCTAATTTCAAATTCTTGTGACACTCATCGGCTAGCTCTTGACTGATTGGCGGAACATCGGGCACGTTAGGTGCTACCTTTGTATAGCGATTAAGTTCTGGAAAGGCATCACTGATCGTACTAAGGTCAATACCGGCATGCATGGCGGCTATGCAATAAGTAGGATGTACATGTACAACTACACGCACTTCATCTTTATGCTGGCCCATTTCGCGTTGTAGACCAAAGTGCAATGGGATCTCGCCACTAGGTACTAGATTCTTACTGATATCAGTATAAGGCAAGTCTCTCCAGTTATAGTTAAAACTAGCACTACCATAACCGCTTTGAATACTCTTATCAATACTAATCTTCTTGAACTGATCAGGTTGCATGGTCTGTTTGCGCACACCACTAGGGGTGATATAAAAGTGATCACGGTCGTGGTGACGAATACTTACATTGCCGTCACGACTAGTAATCCAATTGCGCTTGTATGCGTCAACTAGTATATCACAAATAGTTTCTAACATTCTTCTGGATCCTCAAATTCAATTACTAGTGCGTTGTCTTGATCTATCCATACTCGAAGCACATCATCTGCTGATAGCGCCTGAAGCACAGATTCCTTTGCTTCTTCTTCTATCTCATAATCTTCTGGTATTCCGTAGTATGTACGCCAGCATCGAAGTTCTTCATCTATAGTACTCATAGTTCATTAGTTATTAGTTTACCTGTACTGTAGTTATCTATTGCATTTTGAATCCAATTGAAAACAATTTCATTCTTTTTTTCGCCACCTAAATGATTCCAATCTGGATCATTCAACACCGACCCGCCATTGATATTTCCGTCTAAACTAGAAACTAAACTCAGTGCTGGCCTAATTTCTAAACCATTTTTCCATCGATAATGATATTCGGCAGTGTATCTCCACATGTGGTGGAAACTCCATAGATGAATAATTTTTGTTTCTTTTGGAAATAATGGTAAAATAGTGTTATCAAAATATGACAGCACTCCTTTAGTCTGAAGTTCTACCAACTCATCAGAATACAAATATCTAAAATACTGTCTAGCCGCATCCCATTCTGGACCAGTATTAGATTCAGACATAACTTGTGAAAAACACATATGTCGAATATCTGGATGAAACAATCGATCTTTTGAAGTCCATACAAACACACAAACATCTGGGATTCGTTTCTCCTGTATAAACGGAGTAAGTTGAATTAAAATTGAATCATATATAGAACTTCCACCTTGCCCTATATTGACTATCTCTGCTTGATAATGCTTTTGTATTTTTTTAATATAAGTTTCATAGGTTGGCCATATATCGTTGGTAGGCCAACCACCCCAGTCTTTATCTAACGTGGCGCAAAAGCTATCTCCAAAAAAACCTATCTTCATAGTTTGCATGATTCACAATCATCTTCATTATCAAAGTCAATTGGCTCTAACATTGTAGGTGCATCTTCAGCAACGGCTTTACTACCAGCTTTGTTAATCAAACTATAGTAGAACGTCTTCAATCCCCATGCGTGTGCTTGCATTAGATTCTTAATAATTAACGTAGTTGGCACTTTACGATCTGCCCAGTGTGCTGGATTATAGAAAGTGTTTGTACTGATACTTTGGTCGACATAGGCTGCTAGAACTGAGGCTGTTTTTAAATAGCCATCACAGTCTTTCTGTTCCCACATGAGTTGATACTTGTTTTTAAGTTTATGATATTCAGGAACCACCTGTATAAATGATCCTGCTTTACTTTCCTTAACACTAATCAAGCTCATGGGCAACTCAATTCCATTAGTGCTGTTTATAACAACACTACTGCTTTCAACTGGTGCAATAGCCATTAAGGTAGCATTGCGGACTCCGTACTGTTTCATATTAGTGCGTAATGTTTCCCAGTCAAGTTCTGGTGCAAAGTTTGCTAGTTCATTAACACCCTCTGCTCGTAATTCCCAGGGGAAGATCCCCTGTCCATATCGTGTCTTATCACTATGTGTACACGATCCGCGTTCTTTCGCCAATTCTACTGTTGCTTCTGTCAAGTAGAAGGCTTGATGTTCCATCCAGGATTTAACATCTTGTAAGGCATCTTTCTCGCCATACTTAAGACCACGCTTTGCATGCCAGTAGGCTAGGTTAGTAACACCAATACCTAGTGGCTGTATTTCATCATTGCTTAGTTTGCTTTGTATACTTAAGAAGTCTTGATAATCTAGAATGTTGCATAGGCTACGTTGTAAAATACGACAAGCCCGACGCATGTCTTCTGGATTTCTAAAAGCACCCCAGTTGATTGATCCTAGTGTACATAACGCTATGCGACCTTCGATGTCATCCAGACGTTTGAAAGATTTTGTAGGCAACAAGATTTCACAACATAGATTGCTTTGATAGATAGTATGGCACTCGGGATCAAATGGTCCTTGATTTTGCACGTTGTCAATAAACACAAGATAGATACGTCCTGTGTCTGTACGTTCTTTAAGGATACCACTTTTGAATACTTCCTCAGCACTCATAGTCTTAGTACGTAAGTCTTTACGTTGTTCGTACTTTACATAGAGTTCTTCAAATTCTGCTGTGTTACGATAAAAGGCTTCATATAAGTCGGGTACCTCATTCGGATCAAAGAAGGTAATATTTTCTTTGTTCTTGAAGCGGCGCCAAAAGAACTTGCTAAGGACAACTCCGTAGTCCATGTGTCGAACTCTTGTTTCCTCTGTGCCTTGGTTGTTCTTAAGAACAATAAGGTCATCAAACTGATGATGCCAAATGGGATAAAATACTGTAGCACTTGCATTACGAATACCTCCTTGACTGCATGAGCGTAAATCTCCGAACCATTTCTTTAAGAAAGGTATCATACCAGTGTGCATGATCTCACCGCCACGAATAGGTGAACCTAGTGGACGTAAGCGACCGATTTCCAATCCGATCCCCGCACGTTTACTGGCATACTTGGCCATCATCTCGCCCGAAGCAAAGATACTATCGAGATCATCATCACTGCGAATGAGAACGCAGGATGAAAATTGCTTTGTAGGAGTACCCAGCCCTGCAAGCACAGGAGTAGCGAGAGTAAACAGTCCATCACTGGCGGCGTTATAATATTCTTTAATATAACGCATCCTAGCTGTGTTAGGTTCTTCTTTATGGAACACAGTAGCCGCGGCAATGATATATCTAATTTGCGGAGTTTCATATGTTTCCTTTGTTGCTCTATTTTTAACAAGGTACTTCTCAATTAATTGTTCAATTGCCGCATAAGAATATGTTTCATCTTTTTCATGATCCAACATTTCATTCATGCGGTTCCAGTCTTCTTCGGTATACCATTCAAGTAGTTCTGGAGTATATAATCCTACTTCAATATTTTTCTTGACTATAGAATATAAATGAGGAACTTCATATCCACCGTATACATCTTTACGTAAGATGCTAAGACGTTGTTTGCCTGCTACATATTGGTAGTTTGTATGTCCTACATCTGGATTTGATTCTACATCGATCAAGTCTACTATAGCACGTAGAGTAATGTTGTCGATTTCATTTGTAGTAATGCCGTCATAGAAGTGCGGCTGGCTTTTAATCTCAATCATTGATTGACTAACGTCTGCTATACCTTTACAGACTTTAGTTATTTGAGCTTGCCATTTTTCTACTGCTAACGGTTCTCTGCTGCCGTTTCTTTTAATTACTGTTATCTTGCTCATTGTTACCTATTCTAAATTGTTTATACTTTACTTACTCTGTTCAGGAAAAGTATTTAGTGATGGTAAGCGGTTACTTAAATCTTATTCATAGTCAACAATTTAAGTCGGTTTTAAAGGGATTTAATCGTCAAAAAAATCTTATCATCTCGCTAATACGAATTATATACGCATTTATAGATGATGTCTACTAGTTTGATTACAAGCCAGTAGTGTAACTATAATTGAAGTAACCAGCATCACTGGCTAATAAATTTTGATAATTGACTACGATTGAATAAGGTACTTGTCCACCGCCACCGACATAGTTTCCGCCAGTTTGATCTAAGAAGCCAACTGAGAATGATAGTTGAATAGCATTTTGATTGTACGGATCAGTTCCGGCAAAATCATATTCATCACTTAATTGAACAACTTTGTTATCGATATTTGCAGAAATTGTGATTATACCACGTCGAGTAAAATTGTTAGCAATACTCTGATAGTAATATTCGATTTCATAAGTTATACTTCCAGCTGGTGTTCCGTTTTGATCAGTTGATACTGGCAATCTAAATGCCAGCACTGGATTAATAACTTGTCCTAGTAAAATTTGCTGTTGCCCAAATGATTTATAATAAGCATGCCCAGCAACTTCTGGAACGTACGGATGAGTTAAATTACTTGTAGACATATCGACAGCACGATCTGATTGGTCGTTTTGAACCGAGTTACCAAATGTGTTAAACCATACTTGTGGGTATTGTGAACTTGTAGGGTTAGTACCGCCGTTATTACCTACATTAATATACTTACAATTAATTGTTGTATTGCCAGAGCCAAGATTTACAAACACTGCTTGGCGTTTAATATTGTTAAACTTGCTATTTGAAATAGTGTTTTGTCTTGGACCATATTGCTGTCCAACTGTACTGCCATTGGCATTAATGCCAAATGCTACACCGATGTAGCAATCATAGATATATGAGTTTTCAAATGCGTTATTTAGAATATCGCCTTTGGCAAACACAGCATAGCTGAATCCACTCATTCTAAAATTTCTAAAAATGTTATGTTCTGATGTAACAATATTACTAACTGCATTTAAAGTGATGCCGCAACTTTGTGCATTGAATGAACTAAAAGTTGTTGCGCCTTTTAAATTTATATTTTCAAATATACAGTCTTTAGCGGCATCTACTTGAATACAAGTGTTCAGTCCGGTAGTGCAATTGATAGAAAGATTACTAATTTGAATACCACGTGGTTGAGTAGTACCTAAGGTATTGCTGATACTACTAGGAGCACCTGCTGAACTAGAATCATTAACTAGTTGAATTGCTGGTTGTGCCGGAGTAATTGTATAGGTAGCTAGTGTAGATCCTGATGACACAGTAGCAGTATGGCTAAGTGTTACGCTTGCACCAGCAACTACTGAAACAACTGTTGTGTTTGCTGGAATACCTGTACCAACAACTGTTGCACCAATTAAATAAGTTGACGATGATGTAGTGGTTAGTACCGCACTATTGTTAACAGTACTACCTTGTATTGTAATTACTGGATTATAATATATAAATGTTTTATCAGGACCTGCTCCTACTAGACTAGCATAGCTTGGCACGTACAATGGACTAGATGTTAAATAAATTCCAGGAGGAATAGTTAACGTTACTCTAGTTTTTGCTGCCGAAGTTGTTGGAGTGCCATCTAGATTAGTTGCACTTGATTTAGTTGTTGCATTTAAAAATAATTGATTGATTGCACGTTGTAAGGCTACTGTATCATCAACAACTCCATTGCCCAAGGCTCCGAAGTCTGCCGTAGTAACTTGATCATCAAATCTTGCTTGTATAGGACGAGTTATTTGAGAATTAACATTAGGACCTGTGACAATAGTGCTGTCAGTTGCTTTGTAAGCATATTGCACTAATCCAAGTAAATTACCTTGTGCAGTTAAATCATTCTGCGTGATAATTTTAGTATTGCCTACGGCAGGAGAACCCTCTGCTACAGATCCATTACCAATGTATAATTCTTGGGTATCAACAGCCCATGCCATTTCGCCGCTAGCTAGTTGTGGCAACCCTGTGCCGTCTTTGGCTTTGCCACGGCGAATTTGTATGCGACTTATTTGAACGACAGCCATTGAAATATCCTCTATATAGGATATTTATCAGTTCTTACTGTAGTATTCTTCCACCTTATCCCACCACTTACGTTCCCAATAGCTGAAATCTTCAGGTTTTAGGATAAACTCCTGATAAACTGGAATACCCCAAACCATAGGCGTAATTTCAGGAGGTTTAATACACATTAGCACAACACCTTTGCGTATATTGCTACCATGGACTTTGTTATGCGCTAGCGCATAGGCTGTTAGCTGTAGATAGTAGTCTTCAATCCATTCTTCTTTTTTAGCTTTGTTAGTTTGCTTGTAGTCAAGAATAGCTTCTTCATTTAGATGCAATCCGCATCCATCAGTAGTTCCCGCATATATTCCGGGATAGTACAACGGAACTTCTACACCCCATACTTCGTTTACATTGCACAATCCTTGCTGAATTACACACTCAGCCATCTTGTGGCTTTGTACAGAGTAAGGATTAGTCCCTGGGGGATTGATTGTACCTTGTTTAACGTAGTCCTCTAAGAACTTGTGCATCCTAGTCCCACGACCAGCTGCCTCGGTGACAATCTCTTGTGCTTTGACTTCACCAACACGCTTTTTCCAATTAGCAAGTGCTTGCTTCTTTTCTTCGCTTTTAGTTTTGTCTAAGATTGTAGTTACACTAGGAACTTTACTACCATCTGGTAGCGCATACAATCGCTTGCCTTCTACGCTTTCCCTATTGATAGGTTCGTAGTTATATCGTTCTTTTAATAAAGTCATCAGCAAGTATATAACACTTTATAACAAAAATCAATCTATATTGGCAATATTACTGTGCGTACCATACTGGCAATTGATTGTGTTTTTTCCAAAAAGTTTTCATATACGTTTCAAATTCATCAAAATATTCTTCTGGAATTAAATCGATTACTATATGAGTTCTTGGGCTAGTCCCGTTATTAGATCCAGAGTGGACTACCATATTGTTAAATTCATATACTGACCCAACTTCCATACACATAGACATATCTCCACATTGCATCACAGTTTCAGCATTAGTGTTAATTGGCACATGGACTCGTCGAGTCATAGACAACCACCAGCTGTGTCCTTGAGAATTATCTACATGAGGTTTTATACTAGTACCCGGGGACATGTAATTTACTTCTGCAATGTATATTTTAAATCCAGGATTTAACTCTTCAACCCTAGAAAATATGTCTAGACACAGGGGAAAAAAATCTAAAATTTGATTATACTGTTCTGCAAGATGTGGTTGAGTTAATAGATCTAGTCTGTCTTGATATTTACGAAAGAAGAATGGAAATTGATACCAGTGTATGCCATCCCACCAATCTGGAAAACGTCTTACTCTTTCCTCTTTTACATTGCCTAGTATATAAGTTGCAATGGGTTCAAGTATAGCTGGATCAATACTTCCTAATCGTATAATTGGTGTATCAGGTTTTGTGTACCAGTGCGTCGACGGAATTGGCATAACTTATTTTAATGCTTTACTTGTAGCTCGCTTGGCCATTTGGCTAATTTTACTTTTCTTGTTACCGCCATGCTTTTCAGGTTCGGCAGCATTGGTTTTAATTACAACACCATGCCCATCAAACCGATCAACTATTTGTTTTAGCATAGGATCGTTTTCCCAACGTGCGGCAAATTGGTCATAACGAATCATAGGAGATCCTTGACTTTTACCAATGGAGTTAATTGCATCCCAGGTGTAAGAACCTTGGGCATTTTTGTTGTTAGCGTCAGCTTGGAGTGCCATTAGTGTTGCCACTAATGGATCACCCATACTTTCAATTACTTTTTTTTTGAGTTTAAAAGAATGCCTAACTTACGACTATAGTCTACTGACTCACGTTTTTCACGACTTGTGTCTGGAGCTGGTAATGCACCTGCTTCTTCTGGTGCACCGCCCATTTCACCGCCTTCTTCTGCGCCTGGACCGCCTGCTGGAGGAGTCATACCGCCTGCTGGAGCTCCGCCCATTGTTGGAGCTTCACCGCCTGATACTAATGCCAATGCGCCTGACAAGCCTTGACGACTTGTTTCTAATGCTGTATAAATTGCTTCAAGAGCTGGTTTTACTTGATCTGTATATTGTTGCGCAACATCGCTGCCTAGTGTTTCTCTTATAGAGTCTGTTAATTCTAGTAGCTGTTCTGCTTTCATGGCAGCAACATCTTCTAGCCAGCCTGTGATACGGTCAACCATGTCTTTAGTTGCCATAATAACTTCAGCTTTGTCTTCTTCACCTTCTGCTAGGTGTACAATATGATTAGCAACTGCTTCGCTTAGATCGTAGCGTGTTGTTAATTCTGCTGATAATTCTTCTTCGTCGGATTCGCCTAGTTCAATACGCTCAATTGCTGAATCAATCCATGACTCAGGAACTGAATGTTCCATTGCTTTTTGTTTTAGTTTATCTGCGTGTACTTTTTTACGTAGTTCTGATTTCTTTTCAGCTTTGTGTTCGTGCTCTTCATCTTCGCAAACACACGGATTTTTATGACATGCATCGCATGCTTCTTCGCGCTCTAAAATTGCTTGATTAACACAGTCTAACATTAAACGTGTTTTTTGATATTCAGGACTTTCTAGCATCCCGTTATAGCTTTCGTTCACTTCAAGCTGACTAATTTTAGTGCGTAGCTTGTTACGAGCGTCCTCTAGTTGGACATCGCTAAATTGTTCAAAGTTGATTGTATAGCCAAATTTCTTTGCCATACTTTCGTTTAAACGCTTGCTAGTAACAGGTTTTGATAGTTCTCTAATTTGCATGGTTGTATCCTAAGATCTTATTTTATATTTATACAAATGATGTCTTAAACATTCTTGAAATTGTATCTTTAAATTGTTCTGTGAGCAATTTACTGTGCTCTAATCTAGTTAAAAGTATTTGAAATCTTTCAAAATCTTTAGCTTTTCTTATATTTTGTGTATAGATCACAGTGTCTGAATAGTTTGCCCAATACTGTGTATCGAGTTGTTTAATTTCAAAGAACTTTTCTATATTTGTTCTGCTGTAGGCACGAGCCGCTAGCAATGCACTAGTTTTTAAAAAGAACTGAGCTACTAGGTCTTTAGAATGTATGTTATACATACCCCAGTTGCCGTTAGCATGTTCTCTAATAACTAGCGATTTATAAACAATACTACCGTCAGGTTGGATTGCTATAGGCATAGTATTGTTCAGCGTTTCTTCAAAATGCTGAGCTAGCTCTTTAACCATTTTAGATTTTGGCTTAGAGCTAGTTGTTTTAGACTTTGTATTTTTAGATTGTTTTTTCATTTGCAACTACAGTTGGATCTTTCATCCCACTCTTAGTTACCAAACTTTTGCGAATCAGGGTCTGAATCCTGAACTGATCATGCTCGCTTAAATTACTTAACTTAACAGGACGTTGTAATCTGGACAACAACTCTGCTTCTTCATTAGTTGTCCAGATCCCAAACTCACCTACTAATTCATTTATTTTCATCTTAAACCTGCAATACGCAACATGTGCTCTAATTCAGATTTAGCACCAAAAGTGTTGGCTCGTTCATGTATAGGACTCATCGTACCTGTATTGCCTTGACCGTGACCTAATTCATCATCTGGCTGTGCTAGGATTTCATCCTTCCACATGTCAGTAGGATCGCCTCCGATAGGACCGTGACTATCTTGGTTTTCTTTTGTAGGCTCATTGCGACTTGGCATTACACTTTGATGTCCAGGTTGTGTAGCGGCAGCTTGTGCGGCTAACGCTGGATCATTACGGCTTGGATATACACTTTGCACTTCGTCAATATCACCGCCATGAAACTTTTGTGTTAAATGGTGTGCATAGTTTTCAATATCGCCTGGATGTACTTTATCAGATAAGAAATGCAGAGCTTTGTTGAATACTGTATCATGGTCTCCGGAGTCATCGTCATGCGGGGCATGTTCACTATTCATCCAATCATGAAAATGTGCGTGACTTGGATGCTCATCTTCTTCATAATCTTCTGATGTTTGTACTACTTTGTCTCCAACAAGATCAGATCCTGGAGTAGCGGCAACTTGCTGAGTAGTATCATCTTTAGCAACCATATCCTTTGCAGGCATCGTTGTTGTTTTGCCATCGGGTGTTTTCATCTGAACAGTACCATCAGGTCCAGGTGGAGCTGTAATAGTGCCTAATTCTTTTTCTTCCTCATTCATTGTGCCTTCAGGTTTCTTAGGCTCAATTGTGTTAATAGGTTTCTTAGTATAGATTTTAGCCCTACGACCTTTAGCATGTTCTACGATATCACTGATCTTCATTGTGTTCTCCGAGGCTTAATTTAGCACTTGTTAATTTGTCAATATGTTTGCGAAACTTGTCGATCTTTCCACGAGCACGTAGTAGTTTAAAAGCTAAGTTCTCTACTGAATACTCTCCACCGGCTTGCAACCCAGTTTGGCGTAGTCTGCGAATGTCTGACATTGTCTCTTCAGCTGTATTTAAGTCATTTGATCTGATTGCTTGATTGATCTTAGCGGCGTAGTTACGAGCTTTACTCTTAACTTCTGCATCTCTAATATGTGGGATTTTGTGTGTTGGTTTAACTAACCAGTGATCATTAAGTACAGAATAAATGCCAGCTGAGTGATGCTGTTGTTGTACATCTTGTACATACAGTTCTACATCAATACCTTTAATTGTAATGTTATAGGTAAAGTTATATTGATTTTTTTTAGCAGTATACAGCTCTGCTAGTTCTGGGCGATCCTTAGGCATGTCTACTACTAGATGCAGGTCTAGATCGCTATGTGGACCGTACCCATATGCGGCATTGGATCCGCTAATTGTAATATCTCTTAGGTTTAATTTTGGTACATTTAAAAACTTAGCAAAATGCAAAGCTATAGACATTAGTTTATAACGAACTGATGTTTCTAAATGGTTATTATCCCACAGTAGGGGATTAAGTTTGCTGTTATAAGTAACAGGGGATATTGAGATCTCTTGAAAGTTCATTCTGTATTTAACAGAATTATAGTCCTAGGAACTTTAAAATACTTGGGAAGTTAACAGCGTTGATCCAACCAGTACCTGCGGCAAATGCTAGACCTACCATAGCATACATTGTATACTTGTTTTTGACTTTTTCTAATTCGCCAATTTTTCCAGCTAGTTCATTATGTTGTGTTGTTTGTTGTTCATTTAAGTGATTGGCATGTTCGTAGTATTTTTCAGCATTGGTGCGATATTCGTTAGTCATTTTATCTAACTGAGCTAATACTGTATCACGAGTGTTGTCAAGACAATCGTGCATTTCTTTCACGTCGCCCTTAAGGTCAACGATCTGTTCTTTGATAGATTCAACTTTAGTTTCTACAATACCTACACGCTCAGGTAATATAGCTAATTGTGCTACAGCTTCTTTCGTGGCCATCTTGGGCTCTCCAATGTTATAAGTCAAGTGCTCGCTCCGAGCCATGTGCCTAGTTTATGATTGAATGCCTAAAATTTAACGGGTGCCTTTGTAGTAGTATTTAATAGTTAGCTATAATATATTATATACTTGCTTTATTTTTTAAAGAAACTGATGTTTTTACCAGGATTATACGTATTAAAAACTGCATACTGCTGTTCCATAACTTCATCTAAATTATTTATATAAGGTACTAGATGAAAATCCTGCACTAGCATACCAACTGGGTCGCCGTCTAGCTCATAGTTAAAATCAAGATCTGTAGACCAATCAAATCTCCAAACACGTATGATATCATCAGTGTCAAACCCAACAAGTCTACCACACACCTCTGTTACGCTAGGCTTATAAGTCCATACAATGTTAGATCGGATACCTAGTGTTTGTATAACTGTGTTAAAGTTTTGTTCTTTTTTGTGAGCAAGCTCTGCACCTGGAAAGGGTCTGTGCTGTCCAGTGTGTGTGATATCAACAAGTGTATAGAGTTTGTATTCCATCACGTATTTAACAGTCGTAAAAAAGCCCCACTATAAAAGTGAGGCTTAGTCTTCCCATCCCTGAGAATAAACTTAAAACTAATTAAGCTAAAGCAATACCTGTTGAACCAGCGGCTACTGCTGTGATAGTGCATGAAGATGAACTACCAAAGCCTAGAGCGGCTACAATTGCGGCTGTCATATCACCATATGAACCACCAGCAACGTTGCTGTTAGCATCGCTGTCATTAACTGTATCTTCTGCGATAACAATTAAGAAACCAGCTGTACCAGGTGTAAACACCTGATAAATTTCCATACCAGTTTGTAAAGCACGAACTGCTACAGAAAACTTGCTGTTTGAAGACTGGTAACCTGTACCAACTGTTGAATAAGCTGTACCGCCTGATGTACCGTTGTCTTTAGAAAAGTCAACTGCTGTTGAACCGTCAGCTTGTGTTGCTACAACTTTCAAGAAACGTAGTTGACGTGTTCCGAAGTTACTGAATAACGCACCTACGCCGTAGGTTTGTTGTGGGACCATACGTCCATAATTTGTTGCGACTGATGTACCTAATAGTGATGGCATAATTTTTCTCCTAAATGTCCATAACTGCTTACACTCTGTAAGCGACTTATTAAAAAGCCTTTGTAATATTATTTACCACTTTGGTAAAAAAACGGGTTCAAAGCACCATTTTTTGGCGTATAGATTTGAACCAATCGATAGTGCCTTCTTGCAAGTGCGGATACTTTTTAGCCATGTCTGCACGGAATTGTTCTAGACGTGGGCTGTTAATACCGCCAACTGCGGCTATGATACTTTCTACATTGCCTAGATCTTCAGCAGTTGCTCCTGCTCCTAGTGCAATTTCAGCTACTTTGTTGATATCACGTGTAATAACTTCACCAGTAGCACGGTTTTGTAATGCTCCGCCAAATCCGTTATATTGGAATGTTTTAGGAGGATGACCGGGGATAGTATTAATGACACTGGCCATTGCAAACTGCTGATCTTGCCCGCCATAGGGACTGTCTTTAACACTATAGTCATGCTCGTGGTGTTGTCCTATCTCATGAGCATGTTCCATGATCATTAGGTCTATTTGAAAATATGTAGGTAGTCCTTCTATTTCATGACCTGTTGGATAACCTATGTGTACATTCTTACCAATTTGCAGTGTAGGATAGTGTTGGCTCATATGCTGTGCTACTGCTTTACGAACGCCAGCATCGTCAGTTTTAGGATCTAGTTGCAATTTGTGTTTAATTTGCACAGCATCCATGAAGACATCCACATCGCCACTATCAATCTTAGTAGTACCCTTGTGGGCATATTTGTGTTCTGGGTCAAAGCTACCTGCTCCGCCACTGCGCCAAAAACCAGCATCGCCGATTGATTCTAATACAGGTAGTAGTCCATTTTTTATTTCTAAATATTGGGCAGGAGTTAGGCGCACTAGTACACCCTTAGTTGGGTTGTTTGCTAGTATATCTATACCTAGTTTTTTAAGTGCATTACCGCTCATTCTTTGGACTCTTGGACACGTTTGATGCCACGTTTAAATTTAGTAGGGTCATTAGCTCGAATACTGTTAATAAATCTACGCTCCAATTCTGCGGCTGTTTCCACGTCATAGTTTTCTTTGATCATGACTAACAAGTTAATAGCACTTTCAATGATATTACTACCGCGGCTTTCAATGACCAAATCCGGATTACGGCTTAGACTAATATCGCTAATTTCTTGTAGAATACTACGGGTGCTTTTACGCATTATTGTTCTCTTTGTACGTTATTTATTGATTATACAGTCTAGTTATCATTAGATCAATCTAGTTGATTATTTGTGTAATGCCGCGTATACTTGATAAATACTCAGTAGAAACCATGAGTAGCTACTCAACACACACTTAACAAGGAGTCACACAATGACAAAATTATTAGAAAAACTCAAAAAGTTTTTCAATCAAAGCCAAATGAGCGGCTTAGAAGCTTATATCGTCAGTCACAATCCAACTAATGCCGCAGATGTAGATCGTCTGTCACGCGAATATTCACAACAATTTGTATGGGGCCGTGGGCTATGAAAACTATCCAACAATTTTTCGTTGATTTTTACGAAATCATCAAAGCAGTTCAGTCTGCTCGTGCTGAAGCTGTTCTTAAAGGACAACATTGGCTATGACTAGAACACTTGAACAATTTGAACGCAAATACGGACAGCAAATTGCCGCAGTGGCTGTTTTAGTTATCATAGCTTATTTGTTGATTAAACAATAATTGTGCGCCGCAAGGCACACTAAATACACACAGATAGAGGAGGTTGTATGTCAACAAAGTTTTCACACGTTAAAGGTTCTGAAGCTGAATTCAAAGGAGGCGGCTTGAGAGATTTTTTTGTGTACAAAGATCTAGGAGTAGCGGCAGCTACCAACGGGCGTGTTCTAGCACACATTACCAAGGCCAACTTACCCCCAGAAGGTTCGGGCGGTACAGGCTGGCACATTCACGTGGCTGAGTTCCAAATCGTTTATATGTTAAAAGGTTGGGCCAAGTTCATGTATGAAGACAAGATCCACTTAGTTGAAGCAGGCGATTGCGTACAGCAACGTCCAGGTATTGTACACTATTTGTACGACTATAGCCCAGACATGGAATATTTAGAAATCATTACGCCGGCTGACTACGGTACGGAACCTGCTGAAGGTCCATGTGATATTCCAGATCCTCAACCTTGGCATCAGATAGAAGATTAATATGATACTAGTTTATATTCACGGTGCCAGTGCCACAAGTGAAAGTTTTAACTTTCTTAGAAGTAAACTGGGAAAGGGCATAGACATCAACTATGACAGCCGTAATGGGTTTGAAAACAATCTAGCAGATATCATAGACCAATTGAAAGATGTCAAAGACATAGCATTTATAGCACACAGCTTGGGAGGTATTTACGCATTACATGTGGCCAATGCTATACCTGAACAAGTAGTAGGTGCTGTTACGCTGAGCACACCCTATGGCGGTGCTGAAGTAGCAGACTATGCCAAATACTTCTTGCCTTTCAGCAGACTTATGAGAGATATTGGTCCTAACTCGTGGGCTTTTGAGCAAGCAGATAAGATTAAGATCCAGCATCCTTGGACCAATATAGTCACAGTCAAGGGGCAAAGTCCGTTTATGCTGGCACACAATGATGGGGTAGTAACAGTAGCTAGTCAAAAACATCATATAGATATGGAACTAGTAGAAGTAGACTATAATCACTATGAAGTTGTGCTAGCAGAACCTGTAGTTAAGATCATCAAAGAAAGAGTAAAGAAGTTTAAAAAATAGTTCATTCAGCTTTACTAACAGTTTTGTATACTGTATAATAAATACTAGACAGCAATAGTGCTGTTACACACAAACATAAACACACAGGAGAAA